AAGCAGTGCGTGAAGAGTTGGAAGAAGGTACAAAAATGGATTCACCTCTTGTACCTGTACCACCAATCATTCTGGTAATTAAACGTAAAGCGGTAAGATTATATCCTGATGGCACACGTATTGCATTGTACTATAACGATAAAATGAAACGTTACTTTAGTGTGCCATTTGGTACACCTGAAGCAGATGTATCTGGCGTACAAGCAGAAAGTTTTATTGATGAGTTGAGAGCAATGAGTAATCTCACTGAAGAGACAACATTAGAATTGCAAGATGGTAGTCAAGTAGAACTTGATGTTTTGATGGCCAATCGTATAGTTTATGCTTATGATGGATTAGAAGAAGATAACAAACAAAGATTTGTGGACTTACTAACAAGTTCAGAAGAAAGTTTCGACAAGGCATATGAGTTTTGTAGATCACATTATTCAATCTAAACTAGATGAGGCCCGTGAGGCCATCTTTGCACGTTTAGATGAAATTGTTGCTCAGAAACTTGAGGAAGCAAAACCATTTGTCGTTGATGAAATATTTGAAGAAGTTGAATGGGAAGAATTGGATGAAGCAACTAAGAAGCGTAATCCAAACATTCAAAAGATGGGTAGAATTACTAAGATTCGCAGGCGTATTCGCCGTAACAAAAAAGGTAGAATCATAGTACAGCGTAATGTTCGCAAGTCGGGCATTAAAGGTTATAGATTGTCAGGTAATACAGTACGTAAGATACCTGCAACAGTAAGAATAGCAAAAGCACGAAAACTAAAACGTTCGTGGAAAACAACAAGAAGATCAAAACTTAAACGCACATTGATGAAGAGAAAGATGTCAATGCGCCGAAGAACATCTATGGGACTAAAGTAAAATGCCAATTGAATTTAACAATACATTAAGAAGTGTCTCAGTCATTAGGATTGAAGGCACCGGAACGTATAATATTAATCTTTCAGACCTGAGAGCAAATACAACAACTGAAACGGTTACTGCTTTTGACATTAAGAGATTGAATTGGTCCACAAATGGATCTATTCAGATTAGCCGAAACAGTGCTAACATTGCATCGCTTCATACTGCGGGTGAAGTTCGTCTGGATGACTGGGGTTATTCAATTTCCACCAATCGTACAGCAAATGCTAACGTTACCATTGTAACAGGCGGAACTTTGTTTATCGAAGTAAGTAAAGAAGCAACATATAATGTTGATCCATACACAGGAGTTGCTATCTAATGAAACTAATTAAAGAACATATTGAGGACGTAAAATACCTCACAGAGACCACAGAGAGTGGCAAAAAGAATATGTACATCGAAGGTCGTTTTCTGGTTGGCGATGAAGTCAATCGAAACAATCGCATGTACAAGATGGATACATTACGTAATGAGGTTGCACGTTATACCAAAGATTACATTGATACCAATCGTGCGCTTGGTGAACTAGGACATCCAGATACCCCTTCATTGAATCTGGAACGTGTGTCGCATAAAATTGTAAGTCTTGTAGAAGATGGTAATACTTTTAAAGGTAAAGCACTTGTATTGGAGACGCCGTATGGTCAAATTGTTAAGAACTTTATCGATTCGGGGGTTAATCTTGGTGTATCTAGCCGCGCTATGGGTTCTGTTGTCATGACCAAAGAGGGTTACAATCTAGTACAAGATGATTTGCGCCTTGCTACAGCAGCAGATATTGTTGCTGATCCATCTGCACCAGGTGCTTTCGTTCAAGGAATTATGGAAAATAAAGAATGGTTGTTTGTCGAGGGGCGATTTGTCGAAGTAGATTTTGACAATGCTAAGAGACAGATTCGTCAGGCACCACGCAATCAGGTAGAGTCGGTTGCCTTGAAACTATTTGAAAATTACCTATCAAAACTTTAAAATTTATAAATAAGAAATCATAAGGAGATATCCAATGGCAACAAACAAACTCATGGAAGCAGCAGCAGAGATTCTTGCCGGAAGCAAGAAGTCTGCATCTGCTATGCCAATGCAAAAACCTGGAGATGCTGGTGTCCAAGACTTAGGTGGTCCTACACCACAAGACGGTAAACCTATGGATAATTCGAATAAAATCGATGCAACCAAAGGTGCTAAGTCTGCAACTGCCCCAACAACTAAACCTTCTGCTGCATCGTCAGACACTCAGAACAAACCCGCTGGTGGTAAAAACACTATGCGTGAAGATGAAGAGCAAGACGAAGAATTGCTTGACGATGAAGCAGAAGATACGATTGCTGAATTTAAATTACGTATGAAAGAAGATGTCGATGCTTTGTTTGGCGATGACAAAACTATTTCGGAAGATTTTAAATCCAAAGCAGCAACCATTTTTGAAGCACGTGTCTTTGACCGTGTTGCACAGATTCAAGAAGAAATCGAAGCCGAATATGCTTCAGTGCTTGAAGAAGCAGTTGAAACAATTAAAGCCGATTTGACAGAGAAGGTAGATGACTACCTAAACTACGTTGTAGAACAGTGGATGGAAGAAAATCAAATCGCCATTGAAAGCGGTTTGCGTTCTGAAATCACAGAAGATTTTATCGCTGGTCTCCGTAATCTGTTTGCAGAAAACTATATCAATGTTCCCGAAGAGTCAGTTGATTTGGTAGAAGAGTTGGCCGCTAAAGTCGAAGAACTCGAAACTAAACTCAATGAAGAAATCGAAACAAACATTGTATATAAAAAGGCTTTGACAGAAGCAATTAAAGAACAATTGACAGTAGAAGTATGTGAAGGTTTAACCGCAACTCAAGTTGAAAAAATCAAATCACTCGCAGAGAGTGTGGACTTCTCCACAGAGGAAGAGTTCGTAGAGAAACTTGAAACATTGCGTGAAAACTATTTCCCATCTGGTATCCAGAAAGCGAAAGTGTCACATCTTCATGAGCAATTTGAAGATACGGAAGAGAAGAAAGCGATCCTTGATCCATTTATCTCGGCAGTATCACAAGCGATTTCCAAAACAAAAATTTAAATAAACAAGGAGATATAAATGTATTTATCCGAAGAGAATCAAGCAAAATGGGACTCGGTGATTAATCACCCTGACCTACCTGCTATTAAAGATCCATATCGTAAGGCAGTTACCGCAGTTATCTTGGAAAACCAACTGACAGAAATGCGTAAAGAAGCAGGCATTCTAAACGAAGCAGGTTCGCCAACTAACTTTACTGGTACTGGCGGTTTCGGTGGCGGTGCTGCTGCTGCTGGCCCTGTTGCTGGTTTCGATCCAATCCTAATCAGTTTGGTTCGCCGTTCGTTACCTAACCTGATTGCTTATGACATCTGCGGCGTTCAGCCAATGACTGGTCCTACAGGTTTGATCTTTGCAATGCGTACTAAGTATGCTGGTCAAAGTGGTACCGAAGCATTCTACAATGAAGCAAACACAAACTTTACTGGTGCTAACGGTGTTATCACTGCTGGTTCGATGACCATTTCTGGTAACACAATGGATTATCTGTTTACAGGTAATGCTGCTCCAGGTCAAGCAATGACTACAGGTTCTGCTGAAGCATTAGGTGACGGTGCTGTTGGTAACACATTCCAAGAAATGGCATTCTCGATTGAGAAAGTTACTGTTACTGCTAAGACCCGTGCTCTGAAAGCAGAATACTCGATGGAATTGGCACAAGACTTGAAAGCAGTTCATGGTCTTGACGCTGAAACTGAATTAGCAAACATTCTGTCTGCTGAAATTCTTGCTGAGATTAACCGTGAAGTTATTCGCACAGTCTACATGGTTGCCAAACCTGGCGCACAAGCAGGCACAACCTCTGCTGGTACATTTAACCTTGACACCGACTCCAATGGTCGTTGGATGGTTGAGAAGATCAAAGGTTTAGCATTCCAAATCGAACGTGAAGCAAATCAAATCGCTAAATTGACTCGTCGTGGTAAAGGTAATGTAATGATCTGCTCGTCAGACGTTGCATCTGCCCTAGCAATGGCTGGTCTGCTCGATTATCAATCCGCTTTGGCTGGTCAAGTATCGTTGACAGTTGATGACACTGGCAATACATTTGCTGGTACAATCTTCGGTCGTATCAAAGTGTACATCGATCCATATGCACAGACCGCTTCGACTTCTGAGTTCGCAGTTGTAGGTTACAAAGGTTCGAATGCTTATGACGCAGGTATTTTCTACTGCCCATACGTTCCGCTCCAAATGGTTCGTGCTGTTGATACTGGCACTTTCCAACCTAAGATCGGATTCAAGACTCGTTACGGCATGGTTGCAAACCCATTTGCCGAAGGTACTGGTCAAGGTCTAGGT